GGTGGCCTTTTGGCTATATATCTACCATTAGGGGGCAAGCCCCCTGACCCCCCTTAGGGGCTCTGCCTCTACAACCCATTAGGGGCTCTGCCTCTACAACCCCTTAGGGGCTCTGCCTCTACAACCCCTTAGGGGCTCTGCCTCTACAACCCCTTAGGGGCTCTGCCTCTACAACCCCTTAGGGGCTCTGCCTCTACACCCCCTATAAAGCGTCCACCTTGGGGGGTCAGGGGGGATTGCCCCCCTTTTTGGCCGTTTAATAGAATTCTCTGGTTTAACGGGGTATCTTGTTACTGTTTGTGTTTCTATATTTAGTATATTTTCAGCATTGGTTTTAACATATATGACACTAAAACTAAAACGTGAATTACGGCCGTATTTACGTTGTAATAAATCTTGCACAAAGGTATTATGCCTGTCGTGTAAATTCCCTTCTGTAATCAATTCACGTTTACAATAGCAACATGTAATATCGCAAAGACGCACCGCCTCTTCTATTGATTTATAGAAGCATTCGGGGTGAAATAGTTTATTACATGGCTCTTGGCATACCAATACCTTTTCCTTTTGTTCAAACCGCCCGAAACAGATAGCACATCCGTATTTTTTATCCGAATTATTCACGATTCGTGTATTCATTGTATCCATCTTATTGTAGTTAACATAAAAGATAAAGTATATTCTTATTTCAATTTTACGGGGATCGCTACTGCGCATGCCCTGACCCACGCTGGGCGGACGCTGACAACGGAAGTATTGGTATTTAATGCGTCCGCCCAGCGTGGGTCAGGGCATGCGCAGTAGCGATCCCCGTAAAATTGAAATGCTTTTCAGAAAAGAAGTTAGTAATAACAACCAACAACAAACAAACGAAATGGCTTACGTAGCAAACTACCGAATGAACGAATTAGAGAAAGATAATGAATCTATCAACAAGGATAACAAAGAACTGCGAGCGATTCTGGCAGTCCAAGAGGGGCAAATTGAGCGCAATACAAGTGTCCTTAAACAATTGATTTATGGCCTCTTTCATCAGGGTAACCAAAAGGGGATGATAAAACATCATATGAATCGTTTGCTAGGGGTGGTGGAGAAGGAAACTATTGACGAGGAATCCATCTGGCCAACCACACGGCAAGCCGACAAGCACGAAGACCGCCTCACCGCATTGGAAGAAAAATTAGAAAAAAGAGAGGAAGAGATGGCTGTCTTGGAAGAAAACCTCGCACATATCTTTCGCGAGCGGGACGAACAACTGACCGAGATTGAATTGAGACTTGGCGATATGGAGATGAAGATAAACGCGATGGAAAAACAGCAACTGGAGAGATTGGGTATGTGAAACAATACACTATGTGATATATGTGAAACAATACAATAAACGATTGAAAAAAATAACAAAGGGTTTCTAACTCTTTTTTATTCTTTATACTATAAAAAAGGAAATGTTATCTGATACAGATCTGATACATACTACATATACGATTGCCGAATTAGAAGCAAGTATAGATAATTTAAGTGTGAAATACTTATTAAATTATCAAAAGTTGACGGCAGAATTCTGTGCGAACTATATTTTAAACGATTATTGTGCAACTTGTCAAGAAGATACCTATATTTGCACGGGAGATGTATTGCGAAAACAACCCCATCTTACCCGTCTGGAGTTAAATGCTGCCTGTATTAAATTTAATTCATTTGGTGTTTAAAAGTTTTGAAAAATCGCCATTTACATAATGATGTATTAAAAAACTTATTAACCCGAATAAAACATCGGCCAATAAATATATCCAAGCTTGTTTGTTACCTATAATCGCATTATAAGCAAATAAAAAATATAAAATAGAATGGATGGGTCTTAAATCATTCCACCATATTTTCTCTCCCATTGTTTCTGGGCCTGTTTTTCTGGAGCCTGTTAAATAGATATAAATAAAACCTATGGCAGGTAGTAAGGCCAAGTAACCTAAATATTTCAAATAGTTCTTATTTATGTATTTAGCAATAACAACAAAGAGAGAACGAACGCCTATACAACCAATTAAAAACATCAACATTCTTTTTTGCAAGTTAGTCATTATATAATTGCTTTACATATTAAAGAGTCTTTCCATTTTTAACAACAGTGGCAAGGGTATATACTCGGTAATCAAGCCAGGCTGCATTTCTACCATAATCTCTTGCGAAAGTTTACTCTTATCGACCGTATTGTTGCCATGTCCTGATATAACGATTGTTTTCGTGGGATCGAGTTGTTCCATCGGTTCGGTGAAATCACTGGTAAAACTACTTTCTTCGCCTTTAGCCAAACCAGGTAGGTGCTGATGATTTTCTAGATAGGCACGCTTATAGGCCATGCAATTGTTCGTGGAATGGCTTTTACCGAAGACCCGTTTGAATTGAAAGAATTGGCCCGTGTTATAGAAATAGATATAGGCTTGCGAACAGCCCGCGATGAGTTTGGTTGAATTCACAAGTGTATAAACCGCGTGACTGACGCGCGTCGGTGGATAATAATCATCGTCGTCCATACAGACAATTATGTCGCCTTTGCATGTGGCGTTGCCTGTATTACGCAAATCGCTTAGAGATTGCTTAGGCTGAAAGGGTACATATGTAATGTTTTGTTTCAGTTCTTTTACATGATTAGCATTCGCCAGTGCATCCGCCTCCGCTTTACTGCCTTCGACAATGACCCATTCGATTATATTTGGGTAAAGTTGCTGGTGAATCAGCATGGAGAGATTGCTTAAACAGTCCTTTCGGGAATATTGGGTGATAGTGACAATGGAGACGCTTGGTTCTGCTACTGCATATGGCATTTTGTATTTAATTGAAGCATAATGTTTAAGTATAATTCAATTTTATGGTTTGTTCGTCCGCACAGTTCTTGATCTTGATGGAATTGAATGAATAATATTTCTCTCTTCAACGATGCTGACTGATTTTTTTGGATTGTTTGTATTGGATGTTTCGTGTATGATAGATGGACCTTTTTCCCACGTAAACAATCCAGGCTCAACTTTAACTGCACCATGTCGTGTTGCCGATCTAGATCCTGTTTTATCTTTTATTGCACTACTACGACTTAATGTAGCAGATGTAGGTGTTCTTGGCAATCGTCTAATATCACACTTTTTTGATAAATTGCAATATGTAGTCTCGCACTCACTACCTATACTACATGTTTCGCCGAGTAATTTATCCCCACCACCAGCTTTCATATACCGTCGTGTTTTACGAGTCTGTTTGGACCCACTACGTTTGGACCCACTACGTTTGGACCCACTACGTTTGGACCCACTACGTTTGTTTTTTCTATATCGTGTAACCGCCATTTATATATTTTAATTAAGACAATATATAAATTAAAAAGAAAAACACTATTTAGCGCACTTGAAAAAATTTATACACGAGGCAACTTCTTTCTTCACATTGGGCATGGCTAAACAGAGTTTAAGACTTATATCAAATAAGTTATACATGGCTAAGCGGTCGGCCATATCAATTAAATTATACTTCTCTACGAAATAATTATAAATGCGTTCCAGTAACACTTGTATATCATCCGAGGTCAGTGAATGCGCAGGCATAGCCGTAGTATAACTATTATACGTCGTCATAATACTTAGAATTAAAAGTGGAATGGATGCGTTGGTAAACCCATTGGTTTTAAAACCATGAATCGTCGACAAAAGCGAGGAATTCAATATTATTTTATTGAATAATATATCAAAAGAACCAGACGTGGCGCTTAGGACAGGCGCTACAACTGGCGCAGCAATGACAGGCGCGGTACTTAGTACTGGCGCTACAACTGGCGCTACAACTGGCGCTACAACTGGCGCTACAACTGGCGCTACAACTGGCGCTACAACTGGCGCTACAACTGGCGCTACAACTGGCGCTACAACTGGCGCTACAACTGGCGCAGCAATGACAGGCGCTACAACTGGCGCAGCAATGACAGGCGCTACAATGACAGGCTCGGCAATTAGGACAGGCTCGGCAATTAGGACAGGCTCGGCAATGACATGCGCTTGCATAGGCTCAATGATTTGCTCTTCCATTTTATATAGAAGCAATAGAAATCTTTTTATATTATTATTTCTCAAACTCTCTTTTTTAATATTTCATCCGCCCGCAGTATTTCATCAATCTCCGAATCCTCTATAATTTCCTGTGTCGGATACTCGTATGCATTATTGATCGAAAACAAAATATTCACCATTAACCTCGGTTTGCCCGACCGATTTTTCTGGCCACGGTGATAAACATAATTCGGCATCCGCAGTAATGCGAATGCATCCGAGTTGGCGGCCACAAATTCATAATCTATATGCTCATGCAAATGGAGATTTGAGAGATACGCAATAATTTCAGTTTGCGTTAAATACAAGGCACTCATTTTTAATAAATCATTATAATAAACGAGGTTATTATGAGGATCAATAAAATTTAAATAGGCGGTTCCATTCAGATCCGTCAATTCAACAAAAGGTATAAAATAACTGATGCTATCACCTAAATAATCAATATGAAACAATTGATCCACACAATCAGGTGGCGCATTGATAATATTGATTTGTAATAAGGTACATTTCTCTAAATCCTGTTTTAACTCTACACATTCTGCGTCTAATAAGGGAATTAAATACTTGTATTTATTCTCCGCCCATTGATTGCAGTACAACAACTTGTGATTAATCAATTTACTCGGACTAGTAAAATGATTAAGATGTGTTTGTAAGATGGTTTCTAATTCGGTCTGTAAGTTTGTGCTGATTTGCTTTTTGACAACATTCATTCTTTAAGTTCTATATATATACATATTATTATATTTTTAAAAAATTGAATAATATATATGAAATTAAGAAACAAAAAAACAAAAGATAAATATATGGTAAATTTTACATCGTAAATTTTACCATATATTTTTTTTATATATTAACATTATTTACTCCGTCGCCAACGCCCTCACCTCCGCGACCCTGCTCAATCCGTGATCACTCTTCTTATCCGTGACAATATTCTCGCCTTCAAACAACTCCTTGCGCAAATCGGCGACCGAGATTTCCTTATTCATGTCCTTCACGCTAATTAGGTTTCCCTCTTCATCAATCGTCTGGGTGAGGACATTGCCGCTCGCCGCGGCCTTCTTTTTGTTGTCCTCCATCGCCTTCTCCTTGGTATCCCGTACCCGCTTTTCAAATTCCACCTTGGCCGAGGCTTCGTTCTTATTCTTCTCTTGCATAATTTGATTGAGTTCATCCTCCAAATACTCGACGCGTCCCGTCTTGTAAGACTCGGGATGAAAGGGCATCCAGAGGCCGACAGGACCCACATAGACATCATGATTGGGATCGACCTCGCGCAAGAGTTTACAACGTAATTCGGCTTCTTCTTGCGTGGGATACGACCCGCGTACCTTCAACCCGCGTACGCTCGTCTGAAAACCGTGTTCCTTGCCAAATTGGGCTTCGAGACGCTCTTCATTCGTATCAATGAAATTCTTATAATCGTCCTCGAGGGTCGTCAGGAATAAATTATCTTTCTCGTCCTTACAGAAATCTTGCAAGTCTTTAGTAATCGTGTCGAAATTCAAGTTGTATTTATAGGCCAAGAAATTCAAAAAATGGTTGAACTTTTCGAGCGACTTGTTCATATCCCATTGTTTTAGGAAATGTTGAAAATTAAACAATTCGCGCGTTTTAATAATTTTTTCGGGCGACACAAAAGAAACACATGTGAATTTCTGGCCTGCAAGTGGTTTATCCTCATCTAACATATCAACATAAGTGGGGTTGGGTGTGCCATCGGCTTTCACACGGTAAGTAATGTTTTTATTGTCCATTGTATATTTTTAATATATTAAGAGTATTTTAAGTTCTTTTTTTTATAAATCAAAATAACCCTTCAAGTTTTTTTCTTTATAATTAATATAATAATGATGGGCATTGATATGAAAGAACTGATTAAACGTGCTATCAAATATTTAGTCGAGGGTTTGATGGTGGCTATTGCGGCCTTCGCTATTCCTCAACAAAGCTTGAAATTTGACGAAATTGCTCTGATCGCCTTGACAGCCGCTGCCACCTTTAGCATTTTGGATACGTACGTACCCAGTATGGGAGTCAGTGCACGAACGGGCGCGGGATTCGGTATTGGTGCGAACTTGGTGCATTTCCCTGGGGGGTTCTAATGAGGGGAAACCCCTCACACTCCCCACTTGCGGGTAAATTTTATCAAAACGGGGTTGAAGGGGTGGAACCCCTTAAAAATAAAATAATTTATAGGTTAAATTATTTTACAACAATATGTCTTTATCAAGGCGTATTTATCCATCTACATATGTAATAACCTGGACAATCATATAATATCGCTTTCCCTTTCTTATCTATCATTGTATCACATTCTCTAGGTCCGTCTCCATCGTGTGATATATTATGTGTATTTTTTGCTCCGCAATGAGGACATATCACTTTTACAAAAGGATAATTTGATGTATCTTCATTCCACCAAGCAATTTCTTCTTTTAATTTATTCCATTCTGCGTCAGTCCCTGAAAAAATCGGATTATGAGGGCCAAATTTATATTCCATAGTGTAATTATATAAATTATAATCTTTAATACTTCTATCAACCAATAACCATCTGTGATATTTATAAATTGTATTTTTCTTTGAGGCTTCTTTTAATGCGGAAGGCGAAGAACCAGGAAAGTTCCGTATCACATCAATAATACTATCGTATGTCTATTATTACAACATTTCGCAATATCTTCCTGAGGGAGGGATTTAATCCGCATTTTAATTATGTGTAAATATGTTGATTTCCACATATCCAAAGGGTGTACGCCAAACAGACAGCCTTTAATAAAAAGGGTATTACCAAAAGTAACACCCTTTTCCCGAGGGCGGGGGGTCCGGGGCATGCGCAGCAGAAGCACTCCCCCTATCTAGATAGTCGGTATGTACTCCCATCCCAAATCGTCGCATATATTTTTCCAAATCTCATCCTGCTCTATCCGCTTCTCTCTATCCTTCAGCATCGGAAAGTACGGCAAGAAGTGGTGCTGGTTCAAGAGTTCGCATAACTTATACACCGTGTAATAATAATTCAAGAAATTCACCCGGTCATCGGGGCAAAATTTCGCATACGGGCCTTGGATATCCATAAACAAATTGCACAGCATATTCTCTAACTCTGAACTCATGATGGGCGGCTTGATGCCTAATTTATCTTTAATAAACGGGATATGCTCGTAATATTTATTGTAGCCGAGCTTTTTCAAGATTTCTTTTGTCCTTTTATTCGTCATGTGCGAGAGATCGATTCTCTCCTTTTTAATTTGCTGGATAATATTCTCAATCACCTCATCAGGGATTTGCGTCGTCTCTTTGGCTTGAAATTGTGCCAGGATTTCGCGAAAATGATTAATGCGTTTGTATGCATAAAAACAGACTTCCTTGGGCGGTTCCTTGTAAGACGGTTTCTCATTCTCCACCAAATATTTCACGCTTGAGGAACAAAAATTACAGATCATAATCCCCTCATAATCAACCGCAATCATTTCACCTTTATTACAAAAGTTGCAAATATCTGTTGCTACAATAAAATTATTAATATCGAGAAAACTCTCATCGACATTGGTCATATAGGTTTGGATATTTTTCCGTTCTTTGCCTAATTCATCAGCCAATGCATGATCCTCTGTATTTATTTTAAAAAACTTATCGAGCAGGGTGGTTTTGTTCGCGCAATCCGCTATTTTCTTTTTATTTTCAAAATAGTCAAACACATAAGAGGAATTATTTAGTAAATATTCCTTTTCTTTCTTTCGAATTAAGCTTATTTTCTTTTTTATGTCAACCAATCGATCGCATAAATCTAACCGTTCATCGACGGAGAGAGATACATTTTTTAATTTCACACATATCTCTCGCTTCTCATTTTGCAGCAGTGGCATTTGTTCCTCTTTATCCGAGGTAAACCCGTCTATTATTTCTTTATGTTTGCCGTCGAGTGTTGTAATATTTTTTTTCGAGAGAATTATCTTTTTTATATTCTTGGGCTTAAATGTAGGCATTATATATTAATTAAGAAGTGTTTTATTTAAGCATTTGATTATACAAAATGCTATCTATGGACCTATTTACATATGGACCTATTTACATATGGACCTATTTACATATGGGCAAAATATAGTGAATTTGGTTTAGAAATAATTAATGTTTTCTAATCTATTGCTAATATGGAATTAAATGTAACGATGGCTTCAAGTGATTTAACCGTTGATTTTATCGAATTACAAAAATTGTATTTTATTAACAATGCAATTGATGCAGGATGGTCTGTAAAAAAACGCGATGATAAATACATTTTCTCGAAAAAGCACGAAAATAAAAAGGAAATATATTTAGAAACATACCTTCAAAAATTCATTGAAATGAATTTAGCGGCCAAAAAAGAATGTAGCAAAACAGTGTAGTATATAGTTTTACGTGTATATGTATATACTATTTTACGTCTGTCTTTATGATTTATTCTTTTTGTATTATAAATTTTATTTAATATTAAATTTATAAAATTATTTTCTTTAGCCATATTATAACAATGGGAGGAGGTTTGATGCAACTCGTAGCTTACGGCGCACAAGATGTCTACTTGACTGGTAATCCTCAGATTACCTTCTGGAAGGTGACCTACCGTCGCCACACCAACTTTTCAATGGAATCGATTGAACAGACTTTCAACGGTCAAGCTGATTTTGGGCGCCGTGTGACTTGCACCATCAGCCGTAACGGTGATTTGGCTTACCGCACCTATTTGCAGGTGACTTTGCCTGAAATCAACCAGTCTATGCAAAACACTGGTGCTGGTACTAACGGTGTTTGGGCCCGTTGGCTGGATTTCCCTGGGGAGCAGATGATTTCCCAGGTTGAAGTCGAAATTGGTGGTCAACGCATTGATCGTCAATATGGTGACTGGATGCACTTGTGGAATCAGCTCACCCTGTCCAAGGAACAGGAACGTGGTTATTTCAAGATGATTGGTAACACCACTCAATTGACCTTTATCACTGATCCCTCTTTCTCGTCGGTTGATGGACCCTGTTCTTCCAACGCCCCCACCCAGGTCTGCGAGCCCCGTAATGCCCTCCCTGAAACCACCCTCTATGTCCCCTTCCAATTCTGGTACTGCCGCAACCCTGGGCTTGCCCTCCCCCTTATTGCCCTGCAATACCATGAAGTCAAGATTAACCTTGATATTCGTCCTATTGATGAGTGCTTGTGGGCCGTGAATAACATCTCCTCCACTGTTTCTGCCACCAGCCAACGTGTGACTGCCGCCTACAACCAGTCCCTCGTCGCCGCCTCCCTCTATGTCGACTACGTCTTCTTGGACAC